CGTAGGGATGAAAGCGTCTACTCAGGAGGAGGAAGATTTGGAGGATTTAAGCAGGGCGGTCGCGTCGGTATGCAAGAAGGCGGCGTTGCTGCACAGCCCCCTGCAGGCTTCGTAGAGCGTCCACCATCACAGGTATCCGAAGCAGCCACTGTGGCTGACGACAAACCCATGAGCGTTCCAGAGGGCACATTCGTAATCAACGCGGCTGCTGTGGAGTTTGCGGGCGAGGATGACATCAAGAAGATGATCCTTGACGCCTACACAAAGGCACGACAGCAGGGCACATTCGATGTCGATAGGCCCCTATACGAAAAGGCTGTGGACGTTGCAGTGTCTCGCGGTGAGGTCATCGTACCCCCAGCCCTAGCCAAGATTATCGGCTACGACCGACTCGAAAAAATCAACAATCGCGGCAAGAAGGAAACTTCAAAGCGTATCAAAGAAAACGGTAAGGGACGCAAGGGTGCTGCAGGAGGTGGATTCCTCGACGGAAAAAAGTTCGCAGAGGGCGGTGAGGCCAAAGATAATCCTGCTTTAGCTTACGAAGATAAAATCGTAAGGGATGAAGTTTCTCGTAAGATGAAGGATATGCTTGCAGACTTTGCAAAGAAAACTGGTGGTGAGCAGGTATACACAGAAAGCTTTGAGGAAGGGAGTATAGATCAAGAGTTTTTTCAAAGGTTCGCTAGAATGAACGACATGGCAGAACTCAAGGGAGACTATGCAACAGGTGGGTACGATGTAAACGCCCCTACAACTCCCACCCTATTTAATTTGTTTGCTCTAGCGGAAGAGTTAGCTCACGTAGATTGGTACGACAATCCAGAAAAGTTTCAAAGAAAAAATCCGCATCCTAGAGGCACTCAAGCATACAATATATTCGAAGATGAAAGCGATTTATTAGAAGAAATACGGGCAAAACAAATAGCATTTGACACTGTGGGAGGACTATTCCCCAAAGATCAAAAATTTGCTCAGTACACGTTAGACAGATACAAACAAGCTTTTCGTCACTACTTAGATGTTGAAAAGGCATCTCCGGAAATCATTGCAGAAATGACTGCGAAGTACGGATTAGATGACGTTATGGACGTAGACTACCCGATGGGCCAAGACAGCGTATATCATTATGAACTTACTAAAAAGCGTATGTTTAGGTCAGCAGAGGGAGACGAATACGACCTGATAAATTAGTCGGCTACCCGCTAAAAACGGCCCCGACACAACCGGAGCGGCTACCTACACGCCAAAGTAGCCCCGCTATCAAGAGGTAAATAAAATGGCAAAAGCAAGAGGCCACCGTGCCAACAAACCTAACGACTCATTCGGAACAATCAACAATGATTCGTTATATCGTGGAAAGCACCGCGAAGATGTCTACAAGGATGACGACGAAGACAACGAAGCGGAAGAGACTGTAGAAGCACAAGAGGCGGACCCCGAAGAGGCCACTCCGCAACAAGCAAGTAGCTTCGTAGAACAGAAGCAAGAACCTGACCACGATTACAAGAAACGATACGACGATCTCAAGCGTCACTACGATACAAAAGTAAATGAGTTCAAGCAGGAAATCGCGGAACTAAAAACGGCGATGCAATCTCCTCAAGCGCAAATGCCGAAAGGAGTGGCTATGCCGAAGACACCGGAAGAACTGCAAGCATTCAAAGACCAGTATCCAGAAGTGTTTGAAGTCGTACAGACCGTTTCATCCTATCAGGCTGAATCACAGGTCGCCGAACTCCGCGAGGAGCTAGGTACGATCAAGGAGCGTGAAAAGGAACTGGAAAAGCAGAAAGCCTATCAGCAACTGCTTAACCACCATCCGGACTTCGATGAAATGAAGACAGATGAAAAGTTTCTTTCGTGGCTCGAAGAGCAGCCTGAGTCAATCTCAGATGGTATCTACAAAAACAATACGGATGCTAAATGGGCGGCACGGGTCATAGACCTCTACAAAGCTGATACTAATGTACCAGCAAAAAAGAAGAAAACCACGAAGCCCTCTGCGGCAGACGCAGTTACTAGAGCCTCTGCGCGAGAAGTAGCTACCGCTAAAGTAGAAGGCAAAGTGTGGAAAGCTTCTGAAATCCGTAACCTCAAGCCGTGGGAGTTCGAGAAACTCGAAGAAGAACTCGACACCGCACGTCTCGAAGGCCGGATCGACCCTAACAACTAACCTTAACCTCAAAAAGGAAGGAAAGAACCAATGGCATTTGGTACTGCTGCAGGTTACGGCAACCTGCCTTCCGGTAATTTTGCACCGGAAATTTTTAGCCAGAAGGTTCTCAAGTTCTTCCGTCGTGCTTCGGTTGTAGAAGATATTACTAACACCGACTACGCGGGCGAAATTGAAAACTTCGGCGATACGGTTCGTATCATCAAAGAACCAACAGTCACTGTCTCATCGTATACGCGGGGTTCCGTCGTAAACGCGCAAGACTTGGCTGACGATCAAATCACGATGGTTGTCGATAATGCAAACGCTTTTGCGTTTAAGATCGACGACATCGAAGAGCGGCACTCGCACGTAAACTTCGAAGCACTTGCTACCTCGTCTGGTGCATTTGCCTTGAAGCGTAAGTACGACGCGAACGTCCTGCAAGCTATCTCTGATGGCGCAGGTATCGCAGGTGCTGACGATGCCTCACTTTCTGGCGGTCTTACGACTACTAACACCGCTCTGGGTACGGCATCCTCTCCCATCAACGTGGAAACTGACGATGCTGGCATCAACCTGATGCTGCTGATGGCACGTACGCTGGATGACCAGTCTGTGCCGGAAGAGAATCGCTGGTTCGTAGCACCTCCGATCTTCTACGAGAAGATGTTCCAAGCCGGTAATAAAATGGCTGAAGTACAGGTAACCGGCGATGCTACTTCTCCGCTGCGTAACGGTCTTGCCGTTCCGGGTCTGCTTGCAGGCTTCCGGTGCTACAAGTCCACCGCGCTCAACTCGACCGCAGGCACCGATCAGGTGACCCTGTCTGGTGTGGCAACTGACGCCTCTGAGAACGTCGTTCTTGCGGGCCACATGTCGTCCACCTCCACTGCTTCGCACATCGCTAAGACCGAAGTGGTTCGTTCAACTGAGTCGTTCTCTGACGTTATTCGTGGTCTGCACGTTTTTGGTCGCAAAGTTCTGCGTCCGGAAGCTGTCGTTCGCGGCGTCATCGACTTTGCGTAAGGGGAGATATATAAATGGCTACTTATGATCGTACCATTACCGGCGGGGGAACCGTTGGTCACCCCGGTAATCTGCCCCGTCCGTACATCATCACCTCTCCGGTGTATGATGCGGTTGATAACACGTCCCTCGCTGGCGCTGATATCGTCAAGCTCATCGATCTGCCTGCAGATACGATGGTAATCGGCGGCGCTCTTGAAGTCCTTGAGGCTTCGGGTAACTCCTCCGTGACGCTCGACGTGGGCACAAGCACCGACGTTGACTCGTTGGTTGACGGTGGCGCAAGTAACGCTGCTGCAATCATCCAGTTCAACCTGAAGGCTGCAGGCGTGAACATGGTCACCTCTGCTGACTCTGTTCAGGTGACTGTGCTTGACTCCGGATCGTCCGGCACGACTGCACTGCGTTTCCGTGTACACGCCGTCCTGTGCGACGTGTCGCAGAACCCTGTTGAGTCTGCTACAGTTTCGACTGGAACGTAATACTCTTGGGGGCAGGGCAACTTGCCCCCTTGACCTTTTTCTTAATATATGATATATACATTCATCCCCACCGGGGTAAATTTACTGGAGGTGACGATGAATTATATAACAAGTAACATTCCGTACTTCAAAGCGTGGGTACGACGAGAATACACCACAGGTCACGACAGATATCATGGTGAGTTCTTACACGCAATGGTGATCGGGGTAACTACCCTGCCTATGCGTACCCTGTCATTTCAAGTTTTGTTTACGGGATGCGACGAAGAAGAAAACGTACACGGCGGAGCGATGTGGGCACGTATGCCCCTCACAGCCCTAGTAGGAGACACACCCTTCGATGAATGGCCTGAACCTATTCCTACTTATCTGGCACAGCCGTGGGACTGTCAGTCACATCACCACTCAGTATTTGTCCTCAACAGAGGTACGCCCTGTCCGTGGTTGGCAAAGATAGACGGAGAGTTTTATCCGGCTAAATACTATTTCACTGTGGACTATACAGACAGTGAAGTAGCGGACGATCCAGCGCAGCACAAGCAGAGTCACGTACTCGAACTTATGGATGCTGGTAAGTGGACAGGCAACATTGTTGCCCTACCAAACAATAGAGTACGAGTAACGAACCCGGCGTGGTTTGTAACGGGCGATGGCCCACCGGATTTCACTCCTAGTCAGTGGGTCCATCATTCTAAGCAAGACCCGAATTATGTTAGTGATACGGCACGGGTATTCGACAACCTCTATGCGGAGAGCGATTATGAAGAAGATGATGAAGAGTAAAGGCATGGCCCGTGGTGGCAGTGCAAAAAAGAAGTCAAAGGGCATGGCCCGTGGTGGCCGTATGAAGTCTAAGGGTATGGCTCGTGGCGGCAAGGCGATGAAGTCGAAAGGCATGAAGCGTGGCGGTAAGACCATGAAGTCTAAGGGTATGTCTAAGGGTGGCGCATCTATGTCCCTCGCATCGATTCGTGCTGCTGCCAAAGCAAAGGGCTACAAGCTCGTAAAGGTGTAGGCTGATGGCAAAACGTCCCGGATTATACGCAAACATAGCAGCCAAGCGTCGTCGTATCAAAGCAGGTAGCGGCGAGAAGATGCGTAAGGCTGGTAGCAAAGGCGCACCAACAACCGGCAATTTCAAGCGTGCTGCACAAACAGCAAGGAAACGATGACATGGCAAAGAAAGCACCACCCAAGCCTAAGAAAAAGTCGGGCAGTCCTACGCCTAAAAACAAGGCACTCTATGCTCGTGTGAAGGCTGAAGCCAAGCGTAAGTTCGATGTTTACCCGTCAGCATATGCAAATGCTTGGCTCGTTCGTACCTACAAGAAGCGCGGCGGAAAGTATTAGACATGGCTAAACCGAAGGGCGGCTTAACGAAGTGGTTCAAAGAGGACTGGCGGGATGTAAAGACCGGCAAGAAGTGTGGCCGCTCTGGTTCTGAAAAGAAAAAACGCCCTTACCCTGCTTGTAGACCAGCTAAAGTTGCAGGTCGCATAAGCAAAAAAGAAGCTGCTAAGAAGACTGGCCCCGGCAAGGTAAAGTGGTCCGTAACAGCTTCGGGCAGAAGGAGAAAGGCAAGTGGCAAAAAGAAAGCCTGACAATATGCCCGCCCGCAACAAGAAGAACTTTCGACCTACGAAAGCAGGAGCGGGTATGACTAAGGCCGGAGTGGCTGCATATCGTCGTAAGAACCCCGGTTCCAAGTTGAAGACTGCAGTCACGGGTAAGGTCAAGCCCGGAAGCAAGGATGCCAAGCGGCGCAAGTCGTTCTGTGCGCGTTCCGCTGGTCAAATGAAGAAGTTTCCGAAGGCAGCAAAAAATCCGAATAGCCGTCTTCGTCAAGCACGGAAGAGGTGGAAATGTTAGCCGCACTAATCGGACCTATAGCAAACCTAGCAGGTACTTGGCTAGAGGGCAAGGTAGAAAAAACAAAAGCTGAAACGGGTGCAAAAGTTGCACGTGCAAAAGCTGAAGCAACCATCATGGAAAAGAAAGCCACGGGGGAACTTGAGTGGGACTTGGAAATGGCACGCGGAAGTCAGTCATCGTGGAAAGACGAGTGGCTGGTTATTTTGTTTTCGGTGCCCCTGATCCTTGCGTTCATTCCGGGCATGGAGGGAGTCGTAGCTAATGGATTCGAGCAACTCAAGGCTATGCCGCAATGGTATCAGTATTCTCTGGGGGTTATCGTTGCTGCCTCATTTGGCGTTCGTAGCGCTACTAAATTCTTTGGGAAGAAGTAAGCATGGCCGAAGTTACTATGGAGCGCATACTGAAGTGGAAGATACTCCCCCGTTTGATGATGCTGGGAATGTCGATTTCAGCATGGCGCGTGGTGGAGTGGTTCATGGGACTGCCGGACCCGACAAGTCAACAGGCAGCACTTGTAAGTGTGGTGACGGGAACGCTGGCCGGTGCCTTTGCGGTGTGGATGGGACATGAGACAAAAAAATGAAATATAATACATCACATTTCTTAGATAAACTGATCCAGCATGAGGGCATGGTTCTCACTGTGTATCAGGACACTCTCGGCATCGACACTATTGGTATCGGGCGAAATTTGAAAGACCGGGGGATCAGTAAGGAAGAACTCGATTACATGGACATCCCATCGATGGCTATCGTGTACGAACATGGTATCACCGAAGCGGATGCGCGATATCTTGCCATGAACGACATCAAGATTGTTGAAGAAGAACTGTGCCGTGTACAGCCTGTCGTTAATGACTTGGATACGGTACGTCAACTAATCCTGATGGACATGGCCTTCAATATGGGCGTGCCACGCCTCTGTAAATTCAAGCGTATGTGGGGTGCAATCCACGACAAGAAGTTCGATGCCGCTGGGCGAGAGATGCTCGATTCCAGATGGGCAAAGCAGGTCGGTTCGCGGGCCACGAAACTTTCAGATGCGATGGTCAAGGGAGAATTTTGATGACTACCAGATACACACCACCACGTATTGCACAGGGTTCAGCGGAAAAAGAAGAACGTCCCAGAATCCCACCCAAGCTGCATAAAGGCACAGTGGAAGCAACGACAATAATTGGCACCGATAAAAAGGGGCGCAAACGCACTTTTACGCAACAGAACGCACCTACTTTAGATGCGGTGCGCGAACGACTTACGGGTGGTACGTATAAAGCTCCCAGAAAAACGTAACTATGAAACATGTCTTTCTCCTGTTCGTTTTCTTGGGCACGGGAGAGGACCAGCGGAGAGTCAGCAACGACATGTATTTCCGCGACTTGAATGAGTGCGTGTGGTACGCGCAAACCCTTCACAAACAAGGAAACAAGGTGACGGCATACTGCCTACCTAAATTAGTCGATGAGAGTGTACGAGTTTACTGATGCTGGCCGAACTTGCTGCTGCAAACGCTGCCTTTGCCGTGATCAAGACGGCTGTCCAGAACGGCAAGGATATTGCCGCTGCTGGTAGCGCTATCGCTAACTTTGTGGGTGCAAAAGAGGACCTACAACGCAAAGCGAGCAAAAAGGGTGGCGGATCGGACCTCGAAGAGTTTATGGCCCTCGAACAGATACGAGAGCAAGAAGAACAACTCAAACAGATTATGATTTATGCTGGACGACCCGGACTGTGGGGTGACTGGCAGCGCTTTCAAGCAAAGGCAAGAATAGCACGACGGGAAGCACAAGAAGCCGCAATTCGAAAACGCAAGAAGATAATCGACATTACAATCATCACGATCTTTTTTATTCTTGGTCTTACCATCATGGGTGCCTTCGTTGCTCTCCTAATGCACCACAACGGTAAACTATAATTTACTTGCCAAATAACTAAAAAGAGTGTATAATGCTGTACAGGGAGACTGACATGAAAAGACTTGCATACGAAGCATTGAAACACAAGTATGAGGCCCAACAAAAAGATGCGCTCTTTGTATATGCAAACTACACGAATAATCCGGCGGGTATCGGTGAGCATCCGGATTTGCTTGAGGAGATGGACAAGGCAGTTCAGAATTATGCAGATGCTGAAGACAAGCTGGCAGCGCTTGCAATTCTGGATAGCGAAGCTTAGCGGATACTAGAATGACATTCCTACAACTTATCAATGCTGTGTTACGAGAGATCAATGAAGTGGAAATTACCACAGTTGCTTCGACACGCGGTATTCAAACGTCGGTCAAAGACTTTATCAACAAGGCACAGCGTGACATTATCAACTCCGAAGTTGAGTGGCCGTTTACTGTTGTTAGTCAGTCTTTTACGACTACTGCAGGAACAGCAGAGTATTCCCGAGAATCAGATGCAAAGACTGTTGACTATGATAGTTTTACTGTACAAGAGTCCGCGTCAACAGCAGAAAAGAAACTAAAATACCTTTCATTTAATGAGTATTTAGAACGGCGTAATGAAGCAGACACAAATCCCGACACGGATTCTCGTGCCTTGCCTGAGTTTATTTACAAAACGCCCGATCAAAAAATAGGCTTGTCTCCCGTCCCGGATGTGTCCACGTACACAGTCCGGTACTATTATTACCAGACAGTAAGCGACATGTCCGCTAACACCGACACCCCTTCGATTCCGGAGCGCTTTCACGACGTAATTGTAAACCGCGCCCGATACTACACACACATGCTCCGCTCGGATGTCCAGTTTTCACAACTCGCCCTGAAGGATTACGTCGATGGTCTGGGGCGTATGCGTATCGAACTGATCAATCGTAAGGACTACATGAGGGCTGTCTAATGCCAGATACTTCACTACTCAGTCCGTTTGTTGTGAAGCTAGGCGGCGGCTTGATGCTCGACAAGGATGCCTTCACTCTCCCGCCGGGAGCGGCAACCCAGTTGCAAAACTTTGAACCGGATATTAACGGCGGCTACCGTCGCCTCAATGGCTTTGCCAAGTTCAACTCAAACATCGTACCACAGACCAGTGCGTCCACTGAAAAGGTTCTTGGCGTACACATCTACAAAGATCAGGTCATTGCTGCACGGGGCACGAAGGTATTCAAGGGTGGCGCAACCGGATCGTGGACAGAGATAGATTCAGGCCGTACAAGTGCCGGACGATACAACTTTGTCAACTTCAATTTCGACGGCACAGACAAGGTCGTCTTCGTAGACGGCGCAAACCTTGCATCGGTTTTTAATAACAGCAGCATCGCCGACGTAAGTGCCAGCGGCAGACCGGCAGACGCACAGTTTGTAGAGGTGTTTAGAAGTCACGTGTTCTACGCGGGTATGTCTGCAAGTCCGCAGGAACTGATCTTCAGTGTACCGTTTGACGAAGATGACTTTACAGGCGGTAGCGGCGCAGGATCAATCAAGGTTGACGGCATCATCAAGGGCATTAAGGTCTTCCGTGAAAGCCTCTTTGTATTCTGCGAAGACTCTATTTTTAAGATCACGGGTTCGAGCTTATCCGACTTTGCAGTCGTGCCGGTTACGCGAAAGATCGGCTGTGTAGACGGCTTCAGCATCCAAGAGATATCGGGTGACATTGTCTTTCTTGCACCGGACGGTTTGCGTACGGTTGCTGGTACAGAAAAGATTGGCGACGTTGAACTCGGCACCGTGTCGAAGCAAGTGCAGCCGCGCTTGGACAACGTCACTACGGATCGTATCTCGTCGTTGGTCATCAGGGGTAAGACACAGTATCGCTTGTTCTTCCCGTCGGATACGGGCGCTGAATCCACGCAGCCCGGACTCATCGGAGTCATCAAGGCTGGCACTGAGGGCGGCATAGGCTGGGAATATGCAGACATCAAGGGCATCAAACCTGCGTGTTGTGCATCCGGATTTATCAGCGGCACCGAGACAATCCTTCACGGCGGTCACGACGGATACATATACAAGCAAGAATCCGGTAACACGTTCGATGGCACAAACATAAATGCCATTTACCGTTCTCCAGACTACACGATGGGTGACGCTGGCATTCGCAAGCTGATGCAGCGTATCATCTGGAACTACGAAAACGAAAGTGCGGTGAACTCCAAGTTTCGTATTCGTTACGACTTTAGCTCTGCAGACGTACCACAACCCGCAGAGTACGATCTGACCACTGGATCGGCAATCGCCATCTACGGATTGACGGGATCAACATACGGCACCGCAGTGTACGGATCATCGGGCACACCGCTCGTACGACAGAGCGTAGAGGGCGGGGGATTTACAGTAGCCGTACGCTTAGACGACACACAAGGCGCAGCCCCCATCTCAATAAAAGGTTACCAACTAGAATTTACGCCGGGGGGCAGGAGATAACACATGGCAGGATATACTAGGCAGTCCTCGTACTCTGACGGCGATACGATTACCGCCGCACACAGTAATGATGAATTTGATCAGGTACTAGCTGCATTCAACAATTCAACTGGTCACAAGCACGATGGCACGGCAGCAGAGGGTCCGGTCATCGGACTTATCGGTGATCCGGGCGAGACTACGCCGAAAAACAAGGTTGTTGTTGATAATCCGAATAATCAGATCGAAGTTAGTATCGACGTATCGGGTACGTCCACAGAACAGGTTGTCTTCAAGGACGGTGTAATCGAACCAACAACCGACAACGACATCGATCTCGGCTCGTCGAGCAAGCAGTTCAAAGACCTACACATAAACGGCACTGCCAACATCGACAGTTTGG